AGACCGCAAGGCACGAAGTTAAACATAGAGGTGTAACATGGCAAATACCTTTGAAAAGATTCTGCAATACAAGCTCATGCCACGTTTTATGATGGTTGTTATGACGATTATGTATATCCGTGTTATCGAGTGGGGGATGAGTTTGGATGACTTGTCAACACAGCAATCTGCGATGATTTCAGTGGTCAGTGGAGCTATGACGGGTACGATAGCTGTGTGGTTGGGGTCTGAGAAATGAGTATTTTCACCGCTGCATTAGGACCGATAGCCAACCTTGCAGGGTCTTGGTTACAAGGCAAAGCTGATAAAAACGCCGCTGCAGCAGAACTAAAGTTAACCGAAGCCAAGGCAAAAGCCCAAATACTTTTGTCTGAGAAGACCAGCGTTGCTGACTGGGAACGCATCATGGCAGAGGGTGCCAAGTCTAGCTGGAAAGACGAGTGGTTCGTTGTAATCCTGTCTATCCCATTGATTTTATGCTGGATTCCGGGCGCGGAAGGTTGGGTTGACCGTGGGTTTGCGCAGCTTTCCAAAGCTCCGGACTGGTATTTTTACAGCCTTGGAATTGCAATTTCAGCCAGTTTTGGTGTGCGCGGGGCACAGGCATTTTTTAAGAGGAAGTGACATGAGTTTTAAATTAAGTCAGCGTAGTTTAGACCGTATAGAAGGTATAGATGAAGAACTATATACCTTAGTCCGTACGGCAATACATAACACGCCATATGATTTTGGTATTCCGCATCTTGGTGGGTTAAGAACCATAGAAGAGCAACGTACCTTAGTAGAGTCTGGGGCATCAAAGACCATGAAGAGTAAGCATCTGGATGGAATGGCTTTTGATTTTATGGTGTTTTTAGGTCCAAAAGTTTGTTGGGAGCTTCGGTTCTATGATGATGTAGGTGACGCGATTGTGAAGACCGCTAGGGACATGGGCATCAAGCAACTTAAATGGGGAGGGGCTTGGCACATTGATAATATACTAGAGTGGGATGGCACAATGCTAGATGCATATAATGACTACGTGGATGTTCGCCGCAAGCAAGGTCGTACGCCTTTTGTAGACATGCCCCACTTTCAAAAAGGATAAACTCATGCGTGTAGAAAATGAATCTAAAACTTTAGAAAACGGTGCTGTAGATCCTGCGCATGTAATACATCAAGTGTGTGCTGCGTGCGGGTACGACCTAGATGAAGCAGAGTTAGCTGCAGATACCTGCGCTGATTGTGAAGCACCGCTTAACCTAAAACAACATGTAGCCATAAGCGTTACTACGTTTCCCCCAGTATTCGCTGAAACATCATAGGTGCAACATGCCGTTCCAAAAACTTCTTTTTAAAGCGGGTATTAACGACGAACGTACAAGCTATTCTTCGGAAAGTGGTTGGTACGAAGGTGATAAAGTGCGTTTTCGCCAAGGGTTCCCCGAAAAAATAGGTGGTTGGAACAGGATATCTACGTCTACATTCCAAGGTGTATGTCGTTCGTTGTGGAACTGGGTCACCCTAGCAGGGTTTAACCTTGTGGGGGTTGGCACCAACTTAAAGTTTTATTTGGAACAGGGGGGCGCGTATAACGATATAACCCCCATCCGTGCTACTACGACCAACGCGGCCACTTTTGCAGCTACTAACGGTAGCACCACCATAACAGTAACAGATAATAGCCACGGTGCATCTGTTAATGACTTTGTTACTTTTAGCGGTGCAGCTTCGTTGGGTGGCAATATAACTGCTATCATACTAAACGCAGAGCACCAGATAACGGAAATAACCAGCGGTAACACATACACTATAACGGTATCTGCTACGGCTAATGGCTCAGACACAGGAAACGGTGGGGGTTCAGTAACCGCAGCATACCAAATAACTACAGGTCAAGCATCAGTTGTACCCCTCACAGGCTGGGGCGCTGGTACTTGGGGCGGGGGTACTTGGGGTAACGGTCTTGCTTCTAACGAGGCTGTACGACTTTGGAGCCAATCAAACTTTGGTGAGGATCTGTTGTTCGCTGTTCGTGGCGGTTCTATATACTACTGGGACGCTACAAGCGGAGTATCTAGTCGCGGCGTAGAATTATCTTCACTAGGAGGTGCATCAAACGTACCAACTGTTCAAAATTTGCTTTTGGTATCTGACATTAACAGATTTGTGTTTTGTTTCGGGTGCAATAACCAAGGTAGTGCTACGCAAGACCCCATGCTCGTGCGCTGGTCAGATCAAGAAAGCGCTGTAAACTGGACCCCTGCATCTACAAACCAAGCAGGTGGACTTAACCTATCCCGTGGAACTGAGATTGTAGCCGCCAAACAGGCTCGTCAGGAGGTTCTAGTTTGGTCTGACTCTGCGCTGTATTCTATGCAGTATGTGGGAGCGCCTGCAGTATGGGGTGCACAGCTTGTTGGGGATAACATATCTATTGCTTCTCAAAACAGTGTGACCTTCGCCAACGGTGTTGCTTACTGGATGGGTAAAGATAAGTTTTATAAGTATGATGGTCGTACACAGCCGCTACGGTGCGATGTAAAGCGCCACATATTTAATGATATAAACACATTACAGTATGACCAGTTTTTTGCGGGTACAAGTGAAGCGTTTCATGAAATTTGGTGGTTCTACTGTTCCACAGGGCAAACAAATATTGATCGTTACGCCATATATAACTACCTAGAAGACACTTGGTACTACGGTTCTTTAGGGCGCACAGCGTGGTTAGACTCCGGTCTTAGGAATTTTCCACTTGCAGCTACCTACTCGAATAACTTGGTCAACCATGAAGATGGTATTGATGATAACGAGACGGGGGCCAACTCAGCAATTACAGCCAGCATATCCTCGTCACAGTTTGATATTGGTGATGGGAACAGGTTTGGGTTAGTGAGCCGCGTGCTGCCAGATATGACTTTTAAAGGCTCTACGACAGGCGCACCCGCAGCCACTCTTACACTGCAGCCTATGGCAAACTCAGGATCGGGATATAATAGCCCACTATCTGAAAGCGGGAATAGTAGTGGTACTGTAACACGCAATGCTACGGCCCCAATAGAACAGTTTACTGAAGAGTTGTACGTACGTGTTCGCGGACGCCAGATGGTGCTAAAAGTAGAATCTACAGCGCAAGGAGTTATGTGGCAGTTGGGTACACCACGTTTAGATACTAGGCCAGATGGACGGCGCTAATGGCTAACGAGATTGATCAAGTTGACCCGCCTGCGCTGCCGCTAGCACCTACTGTGTATGACAGGCCATTTACGGATCAGCAAAGTAACGTTTTACGTTTGTTTTTTAGACGCCTCACCAACGTACTTACAACGTTAACGTCTACGGATGTTGGGGGTAAATTTTTGTATAACCCTTGTGCAGCGTTCTATAGTACGCAGGACCAAACAGCTTCGTCTACGAACACAGGGTACGCAGTTACATTTAACAATACTTCATATAGCAGTGCAATCACACTATCAAACAACAGCAGAATAAACGTACAAAACCCCGGTATATACAAGTTTGACGTTACACTGCAGTTAGAACACAATAACGCTAGTGAGACGCCTGTAACTGTCTGGGAGCAAAAGAACGGTAGTGCGATAGCGTATTCGGGACATATGTTCGATGTAAAAGGTAACGATGACTACGTTATACACTGGAGCTTTACCGTCTCCTTGGTAGCAAATGACTACATAGAGGTCTATTGGTCAACAGGCGACACTCAGCTAAACTTACACACAGAGGCTGCTACGTCACCACACCCCGGTATACCGTCAGCATCTATAGACATCTCCTTTGTAAGTAACGTATAATAAAAGCACCCTTAACAGATAGGTGCAAAATGGACTTTATAGAACTATTCGACGCTTGCGTCCGCGAAAATAAACCGCGTTTAGATAAATACACTAAACCCAAATCATTAGATGTAACCCTAAAAGAAGAAGACATTGGACTAGATAGCCTAGATGTAACGCTTACATTAGTAATGTTGTCAGATATATACGGGCTTCCAGAGACGGATGACTTTAATATCCCCGTTGAATCGCTTCAGGCTGTGCACGACTACATGCAGAAAAACAAAAAACGCGATTTTGACTCCGTAGAAGCTGCTATGGAGACTGTTACATGATCTATATGACACATTGTGAAACACTGTGTACTACGGAAAGAACTACCTACGAAGACATAGCGTTTCCGCAGAGTGTACACATTATAAAAGACACTTTTAGACGTGCTAAATCAGGACTATTCTACCCTCCGCACAAAGCGTTTGACAAAGTTATCCTACAGAAAACAATAGATTATGTTGTGGACAACCCTGTTGCGGGTAAGACAGCCTTCCTGTTTGCTGCTGGTAGTCAGGGCTGGATGGGTACGAGTGGGCGATACGACCGAAATACAGAAGCCGAGTTACACTACAAGACCAAGATACCGTTCCTTACGCTCACCAATATCTACGCGGGGCGTATCGCTAGTATATTCCATGTACATGACCATGTATCTACGGACGCTAGCGCCTGCGCCTCTAGTTTAAAAGTGCTTATGGATATGCAGAATTTGTTTTGGCATTACGGGTTTGATAGGGTCATTGTCTTGGCGGGTGAGGATTCTGTGTGCATACCTTCGCTAGAGTTTTTTGGGGATGCCAAGGCTAGTATACAGCTATCAGAAGAACCTGATCGTAAACCATCCGCGTTTGATGCTGTTAACACAGGATTTCATGTAGGTCAGGGAGCCGCATTAGCAGTGTTTGAGAAAGAACACGCAGGTATGTCCACACCTATGGCCAAGTTTTTAGGCGCATATACATCTGCAGAAAACAACACAAATCCGCTTGGGCAACGTCCTGATGGCGAAGGCTACTCTAAGGCTATCGAAGGTTCCTTACATGTAGCGGGGGTACGTAAGGAAGATGTTAACGTGGTAAAGACGCATGGGACTGGCACTGATGCTAACAATAAAGCAGAGAAAGCCGCGCTGCAGCGTAGTCTTAGTGAATTTGTAGCTACGTCATACAAACCACGAATAGGACATACGTTAAGCGCTAGTGGGTTATTAGAGACCGGACTGTTGCTAAATGACATGGAATGCGGTATTGTACCACAAATCCTCAATAGGACTGAAGATGACGATGTGTTTTTGTCCTACGATGCGCCAGCCCCACGAGGGCCGTTTCTTAGTCTAGCCGCTGGCATGGGTAATATCTATTCAGCCGCAATTTTTTCTACGGAGGTGTAGGGTGCTAACTGTTGTAGATAGTAAAACCGAACCACTACCCGCACCTACAATTATTTCCACTGTAGTTGGGGAGCTTAAACCGAAAAACATTAGCGTCGAAGCAGCGATGGTCAGTATCGTCGAAGAAATGAATATGGAAGACTCCGACATGGTGCAGATAGGGAACACAGTGTTTCTTGGGCATAGGGGCAAAGGCAAAAACGAAGACTTGATGTGGGGCCGTGCGTTTAATCTTGACACGGCGCAAAACTTTATAGCCAACGGGTTGCGTTATTTTACCTACATGCAACGGAAAGGTATAAAGCGCTACGTTTCTGACTACGATGGAGACGTATATGATAGTGCGTTTAAGACGTGGAAACGATACACCGACAAAGGTGACAGTGAAATCGCTGTAGGTCGAAAGGCCACAGGTGGATCACGAGCAT